TCGACTTCGCCAAGGCCGCCGGGGCGCTGGCGGTCGGCACCATCGTGTACTGGGACAACGTGGCCAAGGTGGTGACCACGACCGCCGCCGGCAACAAGCAGGTCGGCAAGGTGGTCCGCGCCGCGGGCGCTGCCGACGCCACGGCGCGGGTCCGCATGCTCCAGTGAGGAAGCGATGACCGACCTTTTGCAAACCGGCTCCGACTGGCTGGCCGACCAGCTCAAGACCCACGCCTCGCGTCTGGTCGTCTACCGGCGCGGCGCGGACGAGGCCACGGTGCAAGCCACGGTCGGGCGGACGCTGCTCAAGCTGGATGACGGCTACGGCGGCGTGCGGATGGAGTGGACCGACCGCGACTTCCTGATTCACGCGGCGGACCTCGTGCTCGGCGGATCGCCGGCCCTGCCCGAGCGGGGCGACCTGATCCGCGAGACACAGGGGGCCAAGACCTTCGTGTACGAGGTCATGGCCCCCGGCAAGGAACCGCCCTGGCGCTGGTCGGACGTGTATCGCAAGCTGTTGCGGATTCACACCAAGCAGATCGGTGTGGAGGAACCTTGATGGCCGTCATCCTGGACATCGCCGATGCGGTGGTGGCGCAGCTCAACGCCGCGACCTTCAGCCAGCCGGTAACGGCCGTGCGGCACTTCCAGCCGAAGTTCGAGCTGTCCGAGATGACCGACCTGAAGGTCAGCGTCGTGCCCAGGTCGCTGGCGTCGAAGTCGCTGGACCGCAACCGCGACAGCTTCGACTACCTGATCGATGTGGCGGTGCAGCAAAAGACCGACATGAGCCAGGCGGCGCTCGACGCCCTGATGACGCTGGTCGAGGAGATCGCCGATCACTTTCGGACGCAGCCCCTGACCACGTATCCGAACGCCCGCTGCACCGAGGTGAAAAACGAACCGGTCTACGCGCTGGAACACCTGGACGAGTTCCGCCAGTTCACCAGCGTCATCACGTTGACCTTCCGCGCGTGGAGGTAGCCCATGATCGGCCTGACGTTCAAAGCCGCCAAGCAAGGGTTCTTCGACCGCGACAAGGTCAAGCGGTCGGTGGACGCCGGCACGCGGAAAGTGCTGTCGAAGTTCGGCGCGTTCGTGCGGCAGCGGGCCAGGACGTCCATCCGCCGGCGCAAGGGGACCAGTCCGCCGGGCCAGCCGCCGCATTCGCACGTGGGCTTGCTTCGGCGGTTCATCTTGTTCGCCTATGACGCCGACCGCAAGTCGGTCGTCATCGGCCCGACGCTGACGACGGAAGGCTCCGAAGCGCCCCGGCTTCTGGAACACGGCGGCGACACGGTTGCCGAAGTGGACGGAAAACGCCGGCGGCTGCGCTACCGGCCGCGCCCGTTCATGGGGCCGGCCTTCGAGCAGGAAAAGACCAGGCTGCCCGCCCTGTGGCGCGACTCGGTCCGATAAGGAGACGATCTCATGGCAGTGAAACTCGGCCTCGACGCCAAGCTGTATCGCAACACGGGCACCTTCGCCGTCCCGGTGTGGAACGAGGTCAAGAACGTCAAGGATCTCACCCTGAACCTGGAAGCCGGCGAAGCCGACGTGACCACGCGCGGCAACAACGGCTGGCGGGCCACGGTCGCCACGCTCAAGGACGGCTCCATCGAGTTCGAGATGGTCTGGGACACGGCCGACGACGACTTCGGCGCGATCCGCGACACCTTCCTCAACCGTGCCGCGATGGAGTTCGCCGTCTTGGACGGCGACGTCACGGCATCCGGCTCGCAAGGCTTGCGGGCAACGTGCATGGTCACCAACTTCAGCCGCAACGAGGCGCTCGAAGAAGCCATCAAGGTCAGCGTCACGGTGAAGCCGACCTATTCCGTCAACCCGCCTGCCTGGGTCGTCGTGCCGTAACGGAGCAGGAACATGCGGACCTTCACCGACAACGCGGGCCGGACCTGGACAGTCGCCATCAACGTGGCGGCGGTCAAGCGCGTGCGCGGCCTGTTGCAAGTCGATCTTTACAAGCTGGTGGACGACGGCTTCAAGCCGCTGGCCGCCCTGGTCAGCGACCCGGTGCAGCTGGCCGACGTGCTCTTCTGCCTGTGCAAGGAGGAATCGGACGCCAAAGGGATCACGGACGAGGACTTCGGCCGGGCGCTCTATGGCGACGCCATCAACCTCGCGGCCGAGGCGTTCGTGGAGGAACTGTTCGATTTTTTCCCCGATGCCCGAGCGCGGGCCAGCCTGCGGAAGATGACGGCGGCGGGCAGGAAGGTCAAGGATCGGCTCCTCGACCACGCCGAGAAGCTGATCGATCAGATCGACCCGGAACGCGAGGCGAACGGATTGATCGCCTCGTTTGGCAGCTCGCCGGCGTCCTCGGCCTCGACCCCGGCCCCTTCACCCTCCGCGAACTCGTGACGATGGCCGAGGCGAGGAGCCAGCAGCGCTGGGCCCACACGTCGGCGCTTCTGGCCATGCTCGCCAACGTCCACCGCGATCCGAAGAAATCGCGGGTCTTCAAGCCCGCCGACTTCAACCCTCACCTGCGCGGCCAGGAGAAGACCGTCGCCAAGGTGGGCATTCAGGTGCTGAAACAGGTCTTCGTGGACCGCCCGCAACCGGGAACGTGACATGGCCTCCGCTCAGGGAATTCGTGCCGGCGCTGCCTACGTCGAACTCTACGCCAGGGACAACCGCCTGGTGAAGGGCCTCGACGCCGCCGCGCGTCGCCTGAAGGCGTTTGGGGCCAGCATCACCGCCATCGGCTCAAAGATCACCGTCCTGGGCGGGGCGGCGCTGGCCCCGATCCTCGGCATGGTCTCGCACTTCGCCTCGGCGGGCGACCAGCTCAACAAGATGTCGATCCGCACCGGCCTCTCCACGGAAGCCCTGTCGGAATTGGGCTTCGCCGCCGAGCAGTCGGGCGCGGACCTGGAGACGCTTGAAGGCGGCATCCGCCGGATGCAGGCGATGCTGGTCGAAGCCGCCCGCGGCTCGCGGACGGCGCGGGACAGCCTGGCAGTCCTCGGCCTGACCATGCAGGACCTCAACCGCTTGTCGCCCGAGGAGCAGTTCACGCTCATCGCCGACCGCCTCTCGAAAATCCGCAACCCGACCGCGCGGGCAGCGTTGGCGATGGAGATCTTCGGCAAGAACGGCCAGCGGCTCATTCCACTGCTGTCCGCCGGGGCCAGGGGCATGGAGGAAATGCGGGCCGAGGCCCGCCGGCTCGGCCTGTCCGTCGGCGGCGAGGAGGCGCAAGCCGCGGCCGACTTCACCGACGCCTGGAACCGTTTGGTACGGACGCTCAAGGCGGCGGCGTTCGCCGTCGGCGCGGCGTTGGCCCCCGACCTGACCGAGCTGATGGGCACGGTCACGCGCTTCATCGTCGGCGTCATCGACTGGATCAGGCAGAACCGGGAGCTGGTGGTCACGATCCTCAAGATCGTGGCGGCGGCGGTCGCGGTCGGCGTCGGCCTCATGGTGCTGGGCGGAATCATCTCCGGGATCGGCGCGGCCATCGGCGCGGTCGTGGCGATCATCACTGGCATCGGCACCGCGATCAGCGTCATCGGCTCGATCATCGGCGCGATCCTGACCCCCATCGGACTGGTGATCGTCGCGGTCGGCGCGCTGGCCGCCTACCTCGTCTACGCGACCGACGTGGGCAGCGAGGCGCTGTCCTGGCTGGGCGACCAGTTCAGCGACCTGATGGAGACGGCCACGGCTGCCTGGCAGGGAATCGCCGACGCCCTCGCTGCCGGCGACCTCGGCCTGGCCGCGCGGATCGTCTGGCTGACGCTCAAGATGGAATGGAAGAAGGGCATCCTCTGGCTCGAAGAGAAGTGGATCGAGTTCAAGAACTTCTTCGTGGAGACCTTCTTCCGCGCCGTCTTCTCCCTGTCGCGCTTCCTCAACGATGCCTGGTCCGGCATCCAGGTCGCCTGGATCGAGACGACCACCTTCCTGGCCAACGCCTGGACCAGCTTCATCAGCGTGCTGCAGCGCACCTGGAACCGCTTCAGCGGCTTCTTCCGCCGCGTCTGGGCGCGGGTGCGCGGCGTGTTCGGCGCGGACGCCGAGGGCGAGATCGCCCGCATCAACGAGGAAGAAGCCCAGCGCGAGCAGGAGATCAACGCCCAGCGCGACGCGGTCTTGCAGCAGCGCGAACAGGAACGGCAGCGACGCCGGGAGCAGATCGAGGGGGACCGGGCTGGCGTCGAGCAGGAACTCAACCGCATGCAGGAGGAGGAGCGCCGCGACCGCGAGCGCCGCAACCGGGCTGCCCTGGCCGAGACGGAACAGGAATTGGCCGACGCCCAGCGGGAATGGGAAGAGGCGCTGGCCGAGGCCGCCCGCCGCCGCGCCGAGCGCGAGGCCGAACGCGCGGGGCCGGGACGCATGCGCCGACCCGGCGACCTGGAAGGCCTCGACGAGCTGATGACCAAAACCCGCGAGAAGGTGGACATCCAGGGGACGTTCAACGCCCTGGCCGTGCGCGGGCTGGGCGGCGAATCGCTGGCGGAACGGACGGCGCGGGCCACGGAGCAGGTCGCCGCCAACACCCGCCGGCTCGTGCAGGAAGCCCAGCACGGCGGGCTGGTGTTCGCGTGAGGACCGCATGGCCATCATCATCGAGAAATACGAGAGCCGCGAGGCCACGGTGGGCATCGAAAGCCCGTCGGTCGATCTCCAGTTCATGGTGCTGGGGACCGAGGATGACGTCGAGGTCAAGGCGCTGGTCGAGGCCACGGTGCCCGCCTTCTACGCCGGCCTGGTCTTCCAGAGCTACCACATCGCCCACCAGGGCGGCGGCGTCTGGGAGGCGTCCGCACGCTACGGCAAGAAGGAGCCGAAGGAGCCGGGCGAGTCGTCGTTTAGCTTCGACACCGGTGGCGGCACGCAGCACATCACCCAGAGCCTGGAGACGATCAACAGCTACGGACTGCCGGGCGAAGACCCGCCCGACTTCAAGGGCGCGATCGGTGTCAACACCGACAGCGTCGAGGGGACCGACATCACGATCCCCGTCTACAACTTCACCGAGACCCACTACATCCCCGTCCCGCTCATCACCGGCGCGTACAAGGCGATCCTCTTCCACATGACCGGCCGGGTCAATGCCGCGCCGTTCAAGGGGTTCGCCCCCGGCGAAGTGCTGTTCATGGGCGCGTCCGGCTCGCAGCGCGGCCAGGACGATTGGGAAGTCACGTTTCGGTTCGCCGCTAGCCCGAACGCCGTGAACCTGAAGGTCGGCGACATCGAGGGGATCGAGAAGAAGGGTTGGGAATACCTGTGGGTGCGTTACGCCGACGCGGAGGACGAGAACACGCTCGTGAAGCAGCCGATCGCGGCCTACGTCGAGAAGGTCTACGAGGAGGGCGATTTCTCCTTGCTGGGGATTGGAGTCTGACATGCCAGGCGACCCGCTCAAGAAGGTGCAGCCTGGGCAACGGATGCAGATTCCAGCCGAGGCGTTCAACGCCTTCCTGGACGCCTCGCGCTACGTCCGCGCCCGGCAGCACAGCAACGAGTCGGAGCCGGGCGACGAATTCCGCCAGACCGGGATCGTCAAGGTCCGCAACATCACTGGCGAGGACCAGCAGCGGTACAGCGTCCTGGCGCTGCAAGACCCGATCATCGGTCCCGCCGACAACCTGCGGGAGTTCAAGAACCGGGTCAACTTCGACGGCGACGTGCCTGAGGACCCGCCGCGCAGCGGGCGCTACGCCGTGCTGCTGGAGCCGCTGGCCAAGGACGCCATCGGCCGGGGCATCGTCGCGGGCGTGACGCCGGTGCGCCTGCGGGTCAACCCAGACCAGCTTTACGATTTCGCCGAGGTGCAGGCGGGAGAGACGGGCGGTCTGCGAAACGTCCCGCACGGCTCGGCGCGGGTGCTGTGGGTCGAGGACACGGGTTCGACCGATCGCTGGGCCGTGGTGCGGCTGGACGACGGCGACTACCAGGCCCACGTCCTGATCACCAGCAACGTGCCCGACGACGACGGCTATTACCCCGGCGTCGTGCAGCGCTACGACGTGGACACGAAGACCTGGCAAACGCTGTTCGAGTGCAAGGTGGTGGACATCAACCAATGATCCTTCAGCAGCGATACCTGGCGCGCTACTTGGGGCCGAAAGGCGACGTGCCGCTGTTCGCCATCGGCTGCCCAGGCTCAGGTTCGGGTCCGGCAGCGTTCCAGGCATCCGTGCCCCGCCTGCTGGCCAGGTTCCTGGGACTGATCGACGACGTGCCGCTTTACGGTTATTCCACCTGCGAGTTCCCGCGCATCGGTCGTTATCTGATGCGCTTCGTCGGCATGGCAGCGGACGACCTGCCGGTCTACGCGCTGGGTTGCTGCCTGGAATCGTCGAGCGGTTCGTCCGGCGAGTCCTCCGGTTTCAGTGGCTCGTCTGGCGAAAGCGGCTCATCCGGCGAAAGCGGCTCATCGGGTGAGAGTTCGGGTTTCAGTGGTTCCTCCGGCGAAAGCTCTGGTTTCAGCGGATCGTCAGGGGAAAGCGGATCGTCAGGAGAAAGCTCAGGGTTCACTGGCTCGTCTGGTGAAAGCTCTGGA